TGTGCATATTTTAAAAAACCACCAACGATTTTATTCTTATCATCAAACACTGCAATATTTAAATCTTCTAACTCTCTTCTAGTAACATTGTTTGTTATATCTGCATATCCAGGTGTGGGTATACGTAACGTATTCATTTTACTTTCATTCTTAAAAGCATTAACCCATTCTTTTGCTTTTAATAATTTATTTGTAGGATACAAAGCTACATAGTCATATAATGCTGAGCCCATATGTAAATTAAACCCAGTCTTTTGTAAACCTTCTTTAAAAGCAGGACTTTGTCCACCAAATGTCAATGGGTTCTTTTTGACATTTTTCATAATCTCCTGTAACTCTTCTTCTTCTTTTGCTGTAATTTTTTTTATCTTATCTAATGCTTTGGTAGGAGCTACAGTCAACTGTTGTGATGGTGCTGTCTCTATAGCTTCTTCTACATTCATTAATTTAGGAGAAGGTTCTGGCTTCTTGAACAGTGATGAGACTGCCTTGATTCCTCTTTTCCTTAATCCTGGTACAAGGAGGCCAGCAACACCTAGTCCAACTCCTGTAGCGATCGTGCCTATACCAGTAGAATCTGTTTGTGTTTCGTTCTCTTCCATCTAATCCCTAATAATAATTATACTCTTTAGGTGGTAGATCCTCATTATCCACATAATCAGAATATAAAGAAACAAAATTACCTTGTCTATATCTTAACACTGCTTGTGTGGTGCTGTCTACATAGTCATCATTTGCACCATTAGGAAAAGCTGCACATTCGTCAATCACATCTTCAGCAAACTTTTCACCATAAGGATAAAACACTTGACCACTTTCAAATACAGGTGCACAAGCATTTACTCTTGTGTGTTTATCATTACCCTTGGTTGGCACAAATGGCACTACAGGTATACCCATTCTTCTGAACTCTTGTGTCAATGGCTCACCACTTGCTTTTTGTTCTATGATAATTGTCTCAGGTTCCCAATATTTATTTGCATCTAACGCTACAGCTTTGAGTTCTGGAAAATCATATTTACCTCGTAACGCATCTAATAATATCATAGCAGGAGCTCCACCCTCTTCTGGATAAAATATACCCCAAGTTGTAATAGCAGAATAGTCAGCTGTTTCTTTTTTACTAAACGCTGTATCATAACTTTGTATCACATGCATTAGATTAGGGATATGACCCTTCCACGGAATCCACCATTCTCTTTTTAAAATAGCGCCTTCTTCAGATGTTGGGTTTTGCATATACTGAGCAGACCAGTTTCTAATTGGTAAAGATGCTTTTATTTTTTCTAATTCTTCTAAACTCCAATACTCAGGCCATACTGGGTTCCCTGATTCGAGAATCGCTGAGAATGAAATCTGTCTCCACGTATCAGCTTTCGGTTCTGTTTGAGCCTTCAATAATCTGCCAGTCAAGTCATCCTCTGCCCATCTTGTCATTACTAAAAGTATCGAGCCTCCCGGTTGCAATCTTTGTCTTGGTCCAGCTGTGTACCACTCATACGCACGTTCCATAGCAATATCAGACATAGCATCTTGTTCCGTGTGTGGGTCATCAATAATCAATAAGTCTGCACCACGACCCGTGATACTTGCGCCAACGCCAGCTGCATAATATTCTCCACCATGATTTGTTTCCCATCTACCTTTTGCTTTGGAGTCCTCACGCAGTTTCACATCTCCAAATATTTGTTTGTATTCTGGTGAACCCACAATATTACGAACTTTACTACCGAACCTAACTGCAAGTTCTGTGTTGTGTGACACTTGCATAATTTTCATTTTTGGAAACTTCCCTATGATCCAAGCTGGAAAATAAATTGATGCAAATTCAGATTTCGTATGCCTAGGAGGCATATTTATTATGAGCCTCCCTTTTTTTTCTTTAGCAATATTTGTAAACTCATTTGCTATTATTTGATGATGTCCCCATTTGTCTTTATCAGGTGTATTACGATAGATGAAGTCTGGCCACATCTCTTTTACAAAGAATAAAAAATTATCCTGAGCCAGCTGAATGCTTTTTATCATAAGCCTCTCTACTTCGAGCCTTAGTTTATCAGTGGGTAGGTTTTGTAGTGTCATAATCGCATACTACAATAGCCGTAAGAAAAGAGCAAGAAGTACACGTATATCTCTTGTCTAACGCTTGCGTTCGTGTAAGAACCTAGTAGCCGTAGGTTGGGAAAATCTACGTTTTTAATTATCGATTTTAGAATAGATAATGAGCCTTTTTTTTAGATGGGAAACAAAAAAAATGCCTAGTTAAATTAATAACTAGGCATTAAAAGAATTAACTATGTAAACTTATTCTTTTAATTCTTTAGGATAGTGATTAGGAACATTTCCAAAGTCTTCTAAATACTTTGCAATTCCTTCCCTATCTAATATTTTTATGCCTTCACTTGTTAACTTTATAAAGCCCATTTTTTCAAAGTCTTTAATCGCTTGTATAAAGTGTTTATCTTTTTTAAGTATATCTGTAAAAATATCCATAACCTTAACCTTTCAATATATATAATCTAACTTGATTTAATGCATTACTTACTTCACTCATTAACTCATTAGATTGTTGATTATTAAATTTACTACAATGTTCTACAATAATATCTTCTAAAACTTTTGCTACTAATGCATTATTAAGTTTTATTTGTGGATTAGTATTATTAGTAGGTTGTGTAAAATCCCTATTGTTAATCTCACTACTAGATATAGTAGTGAGATTAGTGTTTCTAATGTTGTCTAGTAAACTCATTAGTCATTAACCTTAATGTCTAATTTAATTTCTTTAGACTTACTAGGGACTAAACACTCTTTCCATATATTAGGATATTTTTCTTTTAAGAGTTTACTATCGATACGACCATTTAATAAATTGCCGTTTTCATCTCTTTTACTTTCCCTAATAATTAAGGTTGCAACACTTCCCATATATTTATCTGAAGTAAAAAATATAGTATTTGATTTTTTATCTTCAAATAATTTCAAGACTTGTGGTTTTAGATAACCTTCAACCTTCTCTTCGTCTAATCTTTTTTGTTTAGTAGTTGCATAATCAAGAAAGAGTTTTTCTTGCTCTTCACTTAACTCTCTATGAAAGTTAAGGTCTTTTATAGTTAGTTTTTTTAGTGTCATAATTTTTTCCTTTCCTTGTAAAATGTTTAACACAAGTAAATTATATAAAATTTTTTAACAAATTAAAAGCATTAATTTATATTTTTTTATATTTTTTTATATGGTTGTTCCTGGTGTTGCTGCTTTTTGCTTTCCCTGGTACAGCTGCTGCTGGCGCTTTTCTATAGGAAGGGAAATGGGAAATGTGGGAAACTATGGGAAATGGGAAAATGGCAAACGCACACCTCCGTGTTGTCCCCGAGGCGCGCGCCCGTGCCAGCTTCTTAACTAACTATAATAAAGAAGTTCTTTTTGCTTAAAAACGGCAAACGGCAAATTAATTAAATAGAAATACAATTAAAAGAGTTGCTCCTAAATATAAGAGCAACTCCATAAACTCAACTAGAACTAACATATCTTAAAACCACCACTAGCTCTACAGAAACGCATAAAGTCTACTACGTTCTCCTCTGAAAAAGGATAGCTTGCCATATGGTCTAGCATTTTATAAATATCGTCCCATTGGCTTTTGAATGGTTCTGGATAACTGACAGGTGCAATATTTTCATCACCTGTCTTATCTATAACTATCTGATGAAGTTCTTTCATTTTTATTCTTAACTTATTATTATGTTCAATCGCTTTTTTATTAACTTCATCATAATGCTTTTGAATTTGTCTAACTCTTGACGTCTTGAGTTCTTGCTCCAACCTATCAGCAATTTTCAAGGCAATATCTTCTTCAACTCTATATCCGTCATTGTGATGCCAAGCACTATGGTCTTCTTTTGGTATAATGCCTCCCATTAAATTTAATACATAATCTGCTAATGGTCTCCACCACCAAACATTATTTCTAAAATAATGCCCAACATTTTCCTTTAAAAATTTTTCTCTATCTTTAAAGTATTGTCTTTTTTCTTTGTCTGAAGGTTTGTCCTCCCAATTAATAGAAGGTTCTTTGCTTTTTAATTTTGGATTTAATCCGTATAAATCGAATCCCATTTTATTCTCCTTTTTAAGTTTAACACAATATTATTCTACACTATTATATATACAATGCAAGAAAAAAATTAATAAGCTCCCGGTTGTCAGCTGGCGACGCGCTGCCAGCCCATTAGACTAAAGTCAGTAACTCCAGCTTTTCCGTAAAAAACGGCAAACGGCAAATTAGATCCCGGGGATCGGCCAGGCAGCCAGATCCAGGACCTGAAAAAGATGGGGACCAAAACCCTTAGAAAACGGGGGTTTGGGAAGTGCCATTCCGTGATTTCCACTCGCCACGCGGCGCGCGCCAGCTCATTAGACTATAATTATAAAAGTGTGGGTTTCCGTAAAAAACGGGAAACGGGAATTAGAAGACCATAGAAACCACCACACACAAAAGCACCACCCCCAACCACACAAGCAATCGAGGGCAGAACAAAACGATGAACGCTAAAAAAATATAAAATCCCATATCTACCTACATTTTATATTATACCATAGTTCCTCGTAATAGTCATCTAGACCTTGAGCGTCATTTCTGTAGTCACAGGTAGCACGATCATTCCACCAGTACCCCTCCACCTGTTGAGTCTTGGTATTGATCCAAATGCCTGGACCTCCTGTTGCTACGCACAGACGTGCTCCAAGATAATCTCCTTTATAATCTACTATGTAATTAACATCTAAGATGCGTTCTAATAGTTCTTCCCAGGTAGAGCCCCCGGCTTCAACCCACGCTGCCTCCTGCTGGCAGATCTCCAGCAACAACTGCTGCCCTGTTTTCTTTGTTTTCTCCATGTTTTCTCTCCTTTTTGTTTAACACAGGTTCAGGATAACGGCAGCACGCGCAGCTGTCAACAAAAAAAGATGGGGACCAAAAAACACGGAAATCAAGGCTTTGCGACAATTTGCCCGGGGAAAATTTCCCGCACGCGCCTGGCCCATCCTGTCTAAAGACTTTTAAAAAAACCAGAAATATAAGGTAAAACGGGAAACGGGAAACTGGAAAATCAGGTTTCCGTGCAGCGCGCGCCAGCCAGGATCAGGATCTCTTTAACTATAGAGGCCATAGAGCCATTAATCTTTAAACGGGAAACGGGAATTACGGAATTTGGCTCACGGATCACGAGAAGTTTGAGCTCTCTCTGCTTAGGTGCCAGATGCAGAATAAAACTTTTGCCACCAGCTTTATGTCTTTTAAGATGCCAATTAATTTGGAACTTTGATAAGCCATAATTCTTAGCATCATTACATTTTAATTCTAACCAAAATTCTATGCCGTGCATAACACAGTTAACATCAGGGATTCCGTTGACTGTAGCAGATTCAATCCTAATGAAATGCCAATGTTTTTCTTTCTTTTGAACTTGGTTAAGGTAAGACCACAATTGTGATTCTTTCATTCTACTTTTTCTGGTGTAATGTCTATTATATTTTTTGAATCATTGATTTTATTTTCAAGTTCTTTTAGTCTTTGTTCTAATTTTTCTCTGCTCATTCCCTCTAATGTTGTATGAGCTATCTCTTTTTTGTCAACAAATTGTCCTGCTAACTGACCTGATCTAAATTCTGCATTTATAGCTCCTGTATATTGTCCTTTTTGTTCAGCTCCATCACGCAACCTATCAAATATTTTATATCTTCTTAGTTTATCTTTTTCGTACTTTGCTGTCTCCTCTGCAAGTTTTATTTCTAGATATCTAGCAACATGTGGATTCTTATTTGGGTTCAATAATTTACTTGCCATAACCATAGTGGCATCTTTTTTTTCTTCTGAGCCATAACCTGCTTTTATTGCAGCTTCCACTTGTGATATTTGACCCCATTGACTGACAAGTATTTCAACAAACTTTTTTTGCTTATATGTCAAGTCATCAATTGTCTTTAATATATTTTTTTTCGCTGGCATATCATTATTATACACACATACCTCTTACTTAGAACTTTTTTTTTAAAAAAAAATTGTATTTTTTGCCCATAAGGACTAAGGTCTATTGTTATTTTTCCTACTTTTTGGGAAAAATTCCTAGTTTTTTCCTAAAACTTTTTCTCTGTAATACTATGTTTTCTGCTACTTTTCCTAGTTTCCTAAAACTTTTGCTATGTTCTGTGTATTTTTAAAAAAAAGTTGTAAGGGCTGGGTATATGAAAATTTTGGGAAAATGGAAAAAAGATGTTGTATTATGACAGTTTTTAGGATACAAGTGTTGTGTAGGGTAAAGTTGTTTAACACACCATTCTACCTTTCCCCTTTACCCTACTATACAATTTTCGATAAAGCCTGAGTAAACAAAGTGGTTATAAAATCTGTAGAACTTTGAACCACAGCAGGTCTCATTTTATTAAGTTCTATTCTATATAATTTTCTTTTTGTTCTTTCACTAGCTAACATTTTTTTGTACAGTCTATCATATTTGTACCAGGCAATTTGTTTCATAGAAAATTTAACTACTCTATTTTTTACAGCTTCTATATAACAACTTCTCATTGTATCGCAATCTAATTTACCATAATCACAAACTGTTTCAAAAGCATCGTGATCCATAATCCAGTTGTGTGATCTACATTTTATTAAACTAGATTTTCTATCAGAATGCACAATAAGACAATCTTCAACTGCATTAACTAATACTGCTCTCCATAATTTTTCTTCTGGTTGTAAATTGTCGTAACTTAAAACAGCTCTTGCAAACTTATAACCCATTTTTTTTAAAAATTCTGGAGAGATACTCATCTAATGACCAAATTTTTTAATCAACCCCGATAATAACTGACCATATTTTTTTGAGAAGTTAGACATCTGAGGTATATCGTGAGCTTTTTCAAATACTTTGTAATCTTCATATATACCCTCAATAAACTCATTTCTTTCTTCGTGAGTCATTTTTGCTGGGTCTATAATTTCAACATCCTCATCATCAAAAAAATCATCCCAAAATCTTTTATCATTTGTCATTCTATTATCATATGTTTTCGACATTTTATTTTCTACCTTTTATTACATTAAATTTATAAATATTATTTTTAGTATTGACATCGTCACTTGATACCCTAGCTCTATCTTTTGTGCCCATTCTGTACCAAACATCAATCATTTTTTTATGTAGCGTACCATCTTCGTTAAAATTTACACCATTCGACATAGCATATATATAATCCATTACGATTTTATAATCTTTTTTGTTTAAATTATTTGATAAAATTTTTAATATTTTATCTGTTTCTGTATGTTCTGACATATACGACCCCTATTTTAATTGTTAAACTACCTGGCCGTGCTTCGTGTTTCGTGTTTCGTTTGTTCTTCATTCTTCTATGCCCTAAACTAAAAGTTTTTGTTTGTGAATTACAGTTAGGACATAAGAATCGTAAGTTCTGTAATCTATTATCGTTATTTACACCATTAATATGGTCTAGGACTAAAGTCAAGGATTTACTTTGCCAGTATGGTTTCAACCCACACACAGCACATACGTAAGGAAGCAACCCTTCCATAAGTATACGTTCTTTGACTCTATGTCTAGGGTGCGATGAGTTAGATACAAAAACCTTTCGATTGTGTATCTTTCGCATACGGATCTTGGTAGCCAGAGACATTTTTATCCCTTTGTTCCACGCTTTTACCAACGTTTGTTTCTCCAATATGACCTGATGAATTACACTCGCAGCATTGAATAATTTTACGAGCTATAACAACATACCCATTCCCTTTACATACTTCACACACAATATATTTTTTCACGATATTCCTTTCAATAAATTATTTTTATATTTTTCAAACGACACATTTTCTTTTTCTGCTCTAAATCTCATATGATCTATGATTAATTTTTCAACAAAAGCTCCTGGTTTTCTAAAATTCTGCATACATAAAGCTTTCAACAGTTGATGTGTTTCTTCGTTGACAGCTATATTTTTTTTGCTAGAAAGTTGGCTCATACATTTCTCCTTTCTTTATTAAATCCTCATAATGTTTTATTTGTTTTAAAATAGGCATAATGTTATCAACATTACCCTCCCACTCTGCATCAGATAGTTTTCTATACCATCTTTTGAGTTCTTTTTCACAACTTACAAGTCGTACATCCATTAAACTACACATATTACCCTCCTTTAATCGTGACAAAAACAAGCATCATCAGCTTGATCATATTCAAACAAATCCATTTGTCGTTGTGTTATTTCACGCAAAACCTCGTAACTTGGTCTATCTTTTCTAAAGTATGCAGCTCTATCATTTCCTGTACCAAGTTTTTTACTTTCCATATTTATCCACCAATCTGCCAACTTAGGATCTGATTTTATAATATTAAGTAACGTATTTTTACCCTTCAAAAAGCATAAGTCACAGTTACCTTGAGGTGTTTTACCACCGATGTTTGGTAATCGTAAATCAAAATTATTGTTTGTCCAATATTTAAAAACATCTCTTACACTTTTTTTTGCTTCATACAATGGTGCTTTCGTTTCCCATCTTTCTTTTTTATTTCTATTGTGTATTCTAGCTACTCGGTGTGACTCATCGTAGCGTAAACCGACATAACTGTTCCAATGTTCAAAACCTTTGTACCCCATACAATAACCACGCATTGCTTTTATTTTTAAATATGAAGTGCAGTATCGTGTGACAGGATTGGGTAGAAATCTTTTTTCATTAATAAGTTTTTCGTAAGGTTCCCCGTTCCGTGATGCGCTGTTATGGTTTACAATATGTATTTTATGTTCAGCGTCTTTATCATATTCAACCCACACGATTGGTACTGACCATTGCTGGCTACACTCTTCAACAAAATCTAAAGTCTGAGGCATTTCTTTTCCTGTGTTTGCAAACACTACAGGTAGATCATCTGGTAATTTATTATCATAAGCATCTAATATCTTACGTAACATATAACCAGATGTTCTCCCTCCAGAAAAGTTAATCACTCCTGGTGTTTCTAATCTAAATATTTCCTTCGTCATCTGTGACCTCCATCTTTGCATCTATCTCTTGAAATACTAAAGCTCTTGCTGTATTCATACCAAACAAAGGATTTATTAAACCATTTGAAGGATCAACAATTTCTATCTTTTTTAACTCATCCATTTTTTCCTCCAGGTCCAGGTCACTTGTCGGTTGACCACCATAATCATAATGATGTGTTTCGTGTAAAATATCATCTATTCTTTTTACTATATTATGAAAGTGTTTACTTTTACTTCTAAATTTATATTGCATACTTTGCTCCTTGTGCTGTCGTTAAATTTTTTTCGTTAGTTTCATAATATACTATATCATTACGTTTGTAATTCTCGACTAGCACAGGTTCGTTTACTAATACACCCATACCTTTTTTCTGGTTTCCCTGAAGTATCTTCACCCACATTTTTTCTTTGGCTATTTTATTTTTACCTTGCTCTTCAATAAAATAACAATACACGTGATATTTGTCATACTTTTCTTGCTCTTTAATTTTAAAATACAACTCTTCTCCGTGTTCTTCACAGGTAAATACTACATTTTCTTTTGGTTCTTTCATCATTCCATCCTTTCTCTGTATATATTATTATGTATAAATATATATTAAAGTCAAGGGTTATTGACAAAACATATATTATTTTATATGAATATAATAAGGAGTTTATATGCAAGAATTACTTGATAAAAAAACTGCTCTTGAAAAAAAATGGACTGATACATACGCAGAAAAAGGTGTATATTCTACTGATATGATAGCTATAGATAAAGAAATAAATAAGGTAAGACAACTTATTATTATAGAAGATATCAGAAGAGCAAAAAAAGATATTAAGTAGCTTCTCCGAAGTCTTTTCCGAGAGCTACATCTACCACACTTGGAACCTTCAGTTCCACGCAAGACTCCATCTCTCTCTTTATTTTAGCCACATCATTTTTATCTTGGATATTAAAACATAATTCATCGTGTATTTGTAGTAAGGGTAGATAGCCAGCTTCATAACAACTCACAATAGCTTGCTTAGTTTGATCCGCAGCAGATCCTTGAATTAGTCTGTTTAATGCTTTGTATGTGAAAGCACGTTTGATGTTAGCTTGTCCATATTTAGCACTAGCGTTTTCAAACCTCTCAGGAGTATGTACTCCAAAATCTTTAGGCTCCCACATATCAAAACGACATTTACGACCTAGCTTTGTTCTAATAATACCTTCATTGTTTGCTTTTGCCATACAACGATCTGATAATAATTTTACAAACGGAGCTTTTGTATTATATTTACTTATTAAATTTTGAGCTTCATCATAAGATACACCAAGCATATTTGACAATTTATTTTTACCCATACCATACATCAAACCCAAACCAATAGTCTTTGCCTGCTTTCTATCTATACCAACTAAGTCAGCTACAGTCTGATGAAAATCAGCACTTGCATTTGTATAAGCGTCTACTAACTCACGAGAACCTTCATATCCTTCTCCAATACTTGCAGCATAATGTACTACCAGTCTAGGTTCTTGTTGACTATAATCAAAACTTCCCCATTGACATCCTTCCTCGGGTAAAAACAAACCTCTTATCAAAGGACCATAATCTTTGTTTCTGGCAGGAAGTTGCTGTAAGTTAGGATTTGACATCGACAACCTACCAGAAACTGTACCACCTGTGTCACTTCTTAACTGTTGTATCTCAGCATGAATTCTACCAGCGTGTTCGTACTTCATAATAGAATTTAAGAAAGTGTTGTGGAATTTGTTTATTTCTCTAGCTTGTACTATGAGTTTTGATATTTCGTGATTAGAATTAAGTAACCAATTTTGTGTAAACGAAGGCTCGCCACTTTTCTGTGTTTTTGGATACTCGATATTTAATTTATCAAATGCGTAACCTATTTGTCTTGCAGCCCATATATCAATATCTTTTCCTACTAACTTTTTAATATTATGTAATAGTTTTTTTTCTTTATTTACAAAATCTACTTTCAGTAGTTCTGCTTTTTCTTTGTTGACTCTAATACCACGTTCTCTCATCTTTATTAAGATAGGTAAAAGTTTTTTTTCTAATTCCCAAATTGTATCTAAATTTTGTTTGTAAATTTCGTGTTTAAATCTTTGCCACAAAAGATACGTGAGCCGTGCATCTTGCTCAGCGTAATATCCAACGTGCTCAGCTGGCAACATCCACATCTCAGCTTTTGGATCAACGCCGTGCGCTTTTGCCGCTTCAACTAAATCTGTTTCTGCTTTTAATTCACCGATATAATCTTTTGCTAAAGAATTTAATTTATAAGAATATCTGTTTTCGTCAATCAATGCTCCTGCTATCATCGTATCAACTATTTCACCTTTAATCTCAATACCATATGCTTTCAACCAACCTACATCGTATTGAGCATTGTGAAATATTTTTCTACAAGGTAAGGCGCAAACATCTTGCATATATTTTAAGACTTGTTCTTTAATTAAATTACCACCACCAAAATGTTCCATTGGATAATATCCTTCCCAACCTTCGGTAGCTACAGCAAAACCTATTATTTTACCTTGTCCTGTAGCCCATCCAGCACCAAGACCCTTGTTGATACCTTCATCTTTTGTTTCTAGGTCTATAGCTATTTCTTTAGCATCACTTAAATCTTTATATTCATTCGGTGTTGACCAAATATGCTTCTTAAAACTAAAATTTAACTGCATGCTAGGCATAAAACCCCCTGTCAGCTTGAGTTTGAGATAAAAATCCGTTTAAATGGCCGCTGAGTGCCTGTAAAAATGTTTTGCTTATGATTCTACCTTGTTTTTTACTCATAATCACGTTCTAATATCATTTCACAATAGTGTATGGCTTTTTTTATATCTTCTGCTTTTCCTTTTGCTTTATGACGACATATATACTTTATTACGTTACCTTCTGCAAACAATAATTTGTTTTTATTAATAAATTGTGACGGCTGTATGTCAAGCGTCTGGTAATGCTTGCTGCCCTTTTCCCACAAGTTGTTTTTCTTTTTCATGTTCCTCCTTTGTTTTTAATACAAAACCATCTCTAAGTAAATCAAATAATTTATGTTCTACGTCAGCTTTTGTTGGTCTTGTTTTAAATTCCATTGTGTAATTAATTTTATAAGTCATTTTTTCTCCTGTAAATATACAAAATAATCTTCACCTATAGGATAGTTATACTTGTAATCACTAGACAAAATATGTAAAGAACTTTTAGCTCGTGTTACACCAGTATAATATACTCTTTTTTCATCAGATTTCTCTTCTGTATTTTTATTAGAAAAAGATGAAGGATAATTACCTTTACTATATATTAGTACATTATCTGCTTCACCACCTTTAACACTATGTATGGTATCAATAATAATTTGTGGGTCAGCATTTAATTGTTTTTGTCCGTATCGTTTCAATAATCTAATAAAATATGTAACTTGTTCTGGCTTGAAATTTCTTTGTAGTATTTCCCACCAAGGTTGATTGTGTTGATCATCTTCTAAATCTAAGCCACACCATTGTTTTAGTTCTTGAAAGTTATACTCTTGATAGTCTGGTAGACTTAACCAAAATTTATCTCTTCTATAAGATAAATCTTTTAATTCTCGTATATATTTAAACATATTCTCAGCTTCTTTTTTAGATATTCTTTTACCCTTTGATACCTTTGTCCAGCTCTTGATTGCCTGCCATTGTTTTTGATCAAAAGATTTATTACCTCTATTATCTCCGTAATATAAGCCAGCATCTTTTGCAGCGATGCGTAGTTCATTAACAGTATTGTTTACCCTGCCTAATATATACCAAGTTCCTGGTAAATCACCCACAGGGACTTCTCTAAAACTAAGATATCTTTTAACAACACCTTTTTTATCTAAAGCTTTATATTCTTTTTCTACACTATCTAATATACCTCTTCTTATAATCTGACTAAAATGATGTATAGCCTCACCAAACCTTCTGGTCTTTCTTAATATAACTGTTCTTCCGGGAAAGTATTTAGTAAAATATGCTGGATCAGCTCCATTCCATTTGTAAATACCTTGGTCATCATCGCCAGCCAAATATATTCTTTTTACATTCATAGACATTTTATATATCACACTCCATTGTAATGGAGTAAAGTCTTGTGCTTCATCTAAAATTAAAACTTCTAACTCAGGAAAGTCTACCTCATTAATTGTTCTTTCAATCATATCTGTAAAATCAATAAAACTATCCTTCTTGTAATGTTCATAAGTATCTATCTTTCTTAAAAAAACATCTAAGCTATCTTTTTTGTAAGTCTCTTTTTTATATATTAAAACAGGATCTTCAAGCATATTTCTAGCTTTGTCGTAAATACCAAGTGACCAGTCTTTATATGTGAAATTATCATCAGCAAGACGTGAATCACTATTTTTTAATATTTTAGCTTGTAAAGCATAGTCCAACATACAAGCTTTAGGATCAAATACCTCTTCCTCAAAGTATCTTCTACAATACTTGTGAAGTGTTTTAAATCTTTGAAAGTCATCATCATTATATTTAGGAAATGCTTCTATAGCACGTTCTCTTGCTGTATCAACAGCTTTGTTTGTAAAAGAAATAAAAGCAATGTCTATAGGCTTTATGCCTTTGTTTAAATGACCTTTTAAAACTCTTTCTATCAGAGTATGTGTTTTACCTGTGCCTGGAGGACCAAAGATTTTTATTGTTTTTTTAAAAATCCTCTTGTGCTTCAGGAGTTCTAAATTTGTCTGTGTGGTATTGTTCATCCATCTCACTCACTTGTTTATCATTTACTTTTTTCTTTATTGCTTGATGATTTACAAAGTCTGGCATCTCTACATACCAAACATTTTTTTCACCTTCGTGATAATCTTTTCTTTTACAGTTTAGCATACGTAATGCATCAGCTGTAGTGTTAAAAACCCCATTCGCTTTTTTCTTTAAAAAACGATCTAATGTTAATTTTTTAAAATGACATAAATTTGACTTGGAATCTAATACTACATATCCGTCTTTTAATTTATCATACTTATCTTGCTCTATGTGTGACTCAAAAAAATCTTTTAAAACTGTGTATCTCTCCTCTTCCAAAGTATCTTCATAAGTATGTTCTTTACTTTCTTCTGCTTTCTCCACTATACCTTTCATCAATAACTCAAATGGGCTCGGTCCTTTTCTAGGTTTTGGAAGTGTAAGCCAATAAACGCGATGTTTAAGTAGTTTAACTCTAAATGATTTCTCATCTTTCATATCCTCTGGAGTCATCGTAATATCCTGGTCTTTATATTGAAATTGATACCATATATTTTTAGTGTCCTGAATATACTTTATGTTGTTAAAATTTTCTATAATATCAGGTACAGCATCTCCAATTCCTAGAGCTCTTGATTTGCATAAATCCTTATTACATATTGATTGATACTCAGGATGTTTGGGTGGACATTGAAATGTATAACCACCTTTCATAACTGACCTTGCTAAAGATGACACTTCATTTTGAGGTAATGGTGTAACAAATATTTGTCTATTTCTATCCTGTGCTATATCTTCTAAATTTTGCACAGTAAGAGCTGCATTCTTTTTCATCTCTAAAACTAACACATTAAACAAAAAATTATTTCTATTGTTGCCAGACCAACCCTCTTGTATAAGTTTTTGCACGCAAGGTGGATATTTATTCCATTGTGATTCTGCTTCATACTCTTCTAATTTAAAATTAAAAAAAACCTCACCATCAATCATTTTATCTTTAGCTAACTCAATAAATTTACCTGCCATAATTGGTGTATTGTTATCATCAAAAGCAAATTCCATAGATGCATTTACATTATGGTAAGGCATATTCAAAGCTTTGTTGCAAGGAAAAATTTCTTGCGCTAAAAAATATTCTTGATTGATCTCTGCAAGTTTTTCTACAACCTTTTTACTTGATACAAAATCATTAAAAAAAACAAATATGTGTAACCCACCAGACTTTGATTTAACAGGCACAAAAGGTAATTTGTACTTTCTAATAATTTCTACATATTTTTTTTCTGAGTAATCTTTGTAATTAGCAGGATCTACGTCAATACAAGCCCACTTACATTTACCATCTACTTCTGGTCTTAGGCCTAAACGTAATGTGCCCTGTAAGTGTTGCTCCCACAGATCGCTGGTCACTGGTTCGTGCATCGTGATATATTTAGCAGACTTCTTTCCTCTCTCATCGTCCTCTCCTGTAAGAGAGGACTTGATGTATTGAGAGGTATCGCCACTAAATAGTGCGAAAAGTTCTTTGTGCATTAGAAAGGAACGTCTTCAGACTGTGTCTTTTCTCTTGCTACTGGCTCACTAGGATTCTCATTTTTTTCTTCTTCGTGATCTACTTTAGAGAAAATGTCAGAATCTTTAGCTTGTTTATAAAACTCTGCACACACATCAAAGGTATCTTGTTCTTTGATGTAGTCTACAAAATCTATAGACCATCCGTGCCAAGAGCCTTTAGAATTAGATTCTGGTATAGTTTTAAGCCTATAGATTGTACCGAAAGCAGGTGGTTGAAAAAAAGTTCCGTCTTTTTTTTTCATTCTTCTAGTTTGCATCATAGAATTCCAAAGTCTAGACTTCTTTTTTTGTGTTGATTTCATAGTTATCAAAACCTGTTCTAATGGTTTCATATTGTCATCAAGTAAATAACAAAAATGATTTCCTGTGTCCTCAACATACCTTCTTGGTTTATCAACACCTCTGACCCAATCCTTATTATCTTGACCTCTTTCGGTGTTTTTCATAATCGAAGAGTCCGTGTGTATAGCATAAGGTCTACCTTGTCCTTGTCCACGCTCCTCCCACTCATTGTAAGTGTTTATGTAATAACAAGGCACAGCTAAAACACCTTTATCACCTGCATATATAGATCCTGAAACAGAATTATAAATATCACCCACTTTTAGTTTTTCATTGTATGATGGACTTTGAGGTTTTATAAAATCACTCATTGTTCCAACTACTTTTAAAATTGGTAATTTAACATCAGACGCTGTAATGTTTTCATTACCTTGACCAGCATACTCCTCCATTGAACTCATAGGATTCGTTACTTCATTCTTCTTAGTTTTTTGCACTTGTTGCATGTTTACTCCTTATTTTATTTTTGTTTCATTATGAACATAAACACCAAAAAGTTCCATAGGCACATTGTTTCCTTTATTAATCTCTTCTTTAACAAAAGATTTTAAAGTTTGTGGCTCTATTTTAGTTTTGGCAATAACATTATGTCCCTTACCTTTTAAGTCTTCTAACAATGACACAGCTTCATTATCTTTATATCTACCAAATGAAACTACAACATCGTTTTTTATAATGTGGTCAAAATTATTGTCTCTCAACCATTGATACGCTTCATCTTTTTTAGACACAGGTATCTTAGCTGCATAGTTTACTTTAACTTCGACCGATGATCCATCTGGCAACTTAATACCAGACACACCAGCTTTTCGCATAAGATCAGGAACTTCATGTTCAGATATTCTTCTTTCTTGTTCTTCTAAGCTTTTAAGTTTTTCTTTTTGCTCTTTGATCTGCTCACGAAGTTCTAATAATCTATTGCAAGTTGTTGCGATATCAGATGTAGCTTCTGTATCCACTTCAATCTTCATCGCTTCTTTTTCTAGATCCATAAGACCTCCTTTCCGTATTATGTTGTAATCGTTTTTATTTGACTTGTCAAACATTTTTTTGTATGTCTATATATAAGAATGTAAAAGGAGAATGGTATGGCTTACGAATATAAAACAAAACCCTACGAACATCAAAGACAAGCGCTTATCAAAGGTGCAGAAAAAAAAGACTTTGCATACTTTATGGAGATGGGTACTGGTAAAACCAAAGTTGCAATAGATAATGCAGCATACTTATATACACAGAATAAAGTCACAGCAGTTTTAGTTATTGCACCCAATTCTGTTTATAGAAACTGGGCTAACGAAATTGATATACACTGCCCAGTAGAACACGATGTAAAAATACATAAAAAAAATAAAATTTTTGATTGGAATAATTCTAAGTTAAATTTTTATCTTATGAATGTAGAGGCTTTTTCTACAACTAAAGCTTATAAAATAATTGAAAAAATAATAATAAAAAATTATAAAGAAATGATGGTCATTGTTGATGAGTCAACTACTATCAAAAATAGAACAGCAAAAAGAACAAAAAACCTTACAACGATTTGTAGAATTATAAATTACAAAAGAATATTGACTGGCTCACCTGTAACAAAATCACCACTAGATTTATTTAGTCAATGTGAATTTTTAGATCCTAACCTTTTAGGATATTCAAACTTCTATGTTTTTAGAGCAAAATATTGTGTTATGAGAAATATAACAGTAGGGGGTAGTAGACAAGTCCCTCTTCCTATGTATTACACAAATTTAGAAGACCTAGAGGCAAAACTTAAAAATTTTTCATATAGGGTAAGAAAAGATGAATGCCTGGACCTGCCAGAGAAGGTTTATGTGAAAAGATTTGTACAGCTCAAAGGTCAACAGCTAGAGGTGTATAGTGATCTAAAAAAATACGCTAGAGCACTTCTTGAAAATGAAGAGGCATCTTATGCCAATAAACTAACTGAAATATTAAAATTACACCAAGTGTGTTGTGGATATTTTGTATCTGATGAGGGTATAAAGAAAAATATTGATAACCCAAAACTTGATGAACTACTAAACATAATTGATGAGAATGAAGGTAAAATAATTATATGGGCTAACTACATACATAGTTTAGAAATCATAATTGAAAAATTAGAAAAAAAGTTTGGCAAAGAATCTACTGTAGCTATTTATGGAGCTATTAGTGTTGAGCAAAGACAAGAGGCAGTAAAACAATTTCAAGAAAATGAGAAGACTAGATTTTTTGTTGGTAATCCCGTAACAGGTGGTTATGGTTTAAATTTAACTAAAGCGCATACAGTCATATATTTTAGCAATAGTTATGATCTTGAAGTAAGACAACAATCAGAAGATAGAGCTCATAGGATAGGCCAAACAAGCAAAGTAACTTACATAGATATTATTGCTCAAGGCACTATTGATGAGTTCATAATAAAAGCACTTAACAACAAAATAAAAATAAGCGCTCAAACTTTGGGTGAAGACGTGTTGACTTTTTTATAATATTTATATGTTCTTTCAAACCATTTGTGCTCATATTCTAGTATCATATCTTCTGACATTTTAAATTCTTGATATACTAAATCTTTAGTGCACACACAAATAAGACCTTGTGTAATTGGTCCGTGATTATGTTTATGAGCTATTGCATATGCTGCTATTTGATAGTAGTAATCTTCAATCCATTCCTCTCGCTTTGGTTTGTTTGCTTGTTTAAAATCAATGATGGTCGGTTGATCGTCGTACAAACCAACTAGATCAGTACACCCTGCCCAAGCTATTTTTTTTGGATTAGGATATAATGAAGGGCAATAATCACTATATTGCAAGTTAACTTCACTACCCCATACTTCTGATAGTTTGTCTAAATTATCTACAACTGTATGAGCCATCATTCTAGGTAATGATCCCTTTTCTGATAAATTAAGATAACCTTTACCTCTACAATACTGTTCTAAAACGTAATGCATCTCTGTGCCCCTGCTGGCTGCCTGATTCGTGATCCGTGCAGCTTCCTGGTATCCTACTTTATCTCTCCATCTATCTAATGATTCTATCTTTTCTTGACTCTGTGTTTTTGATAAAATGGTTGTTACAGAGGGTATCTTTTCTTCACCAACATTATAAGTTCTTCCTGTGTCTTCATCATTTCTAGAATACTCTGTGTACTTGTATTTATCTACAATACTAAAGTCGGTAATGGTAAATGATTTATTTTTTTTTATTATCTTCATCTGGAGCGTACAAGTTATTAAATGTATACTCAGGGTCAAGATATGATTCGTCATCTTCAGATGAAAAAACGTATTGAGATGGTCTAAAATCTGGGGCACCTTTCCCTGTAACCCACAAAGCAGGATTTGTAGTTCTTATTCTATTATTTGGTTGAGCCACTATCTGTCCTTTAAATTTACCACTTGTTAATCGTAAAATGTGTGACTGTTTATGTTGAGCTGGATCATCTCCTAAAGATGTTAACTCATCACCATTAGTATAATCAATAGTAAAATAATATTGCGCATTGTAAAATTCACCATCTATTTTAACAATCCAAGGACTAGAGCTAGTTCTATCATATTTAATTATACCAAAATGTCTTGAAGAACAATCCCAAGGCTGAACAAAATGGTTTGGTAGTCTAGGAGGAAAACCATCCATAATTTCATCAGCAACAAGGGATTGTATTGGCATTCTTGCCCACATAGCTCCACCATGAACGTTGGCTTCTGTTAATCTATTGTCTTCATCTTCACATCCAGTAAATACCACTTGAAAACTTAAACTTCTGTCTGGTATTGCAGTAACTGCTATGGCGTAAGCATGTATGAATTCACCATGATATAGGGAGTGATTGTGTGTGAATTCTCTTCTAACCCAAACTGGAAAGTGAGGTATGTTTGCAGTTAAATATGCCATACCCTCACTATAACTAAAGTAAGTTATTAATCAACTATCTTTTTTATTTTTAGTTAATGTAAATCCCATTTTTTTTGCAGCTGTTCTTAACTTAGACAAAGTCATATTACCTGGTGCACCAGATAATGCTTTTCTTCTTTCAATAAAAGCTGAGTCTTTTGCTTTTATCATTTTACCAGCTTTAGCGTAGCTTTTGGTTCCCATCATTTTACCAGCTTTAGCATAACTCTTAGTACCCATCATTTTACCAGCTTTAGCATAACTCTTAGTTCCCATCATTTTACCAGCTTTAGCGTAGCTTTTGGTTCCCATACCACCTACTTTTTTCTTTATAGGTTTTTTCATAGGTTTCTTCATAATTACTCCTTATCACTTGTTTTAACATCTTCATCTTCATCTTCGTCTTCATCTTCATCTTCATCTTCGTATTCTTCTTCATCTCTGTCAACAGATAATTTTAATTCGTTAAATTCAATCATATCAGCAACAACATTTTTAACTTTTTTTTCTATGATATCATCTACTTTTTCTTCAACTATTTCTGTTACTTTGTCTTCAACTACCTCTTCAACAACTTCTTCAATTACTTCTCTTTGATCTTCATCATGCATAGCCATAGTTTCCTCCTATTTAATTTTTTATAAAGTATCTGATCTTTTTTAAAATACCATAAAGCCATTTTACTCATACACATCACCTCCTTAAAAGTAATGCGTTTCTTCGGTTTACCCTACTTCCGACTCAAAAGAGTTAAACGAATTTATCATAAATATTTTACTACTTATCATCTTCTATTTCAATCCAGTTTCCACGACTTTTTTTGTAATCTAAAAATAACTCAGTATCTGCCCATTCACGTCCTTCATTCATACATATGTAAAAATATTTAGGCTCATAAATCATACAGCTATTGTCATCTTGATGAGTATTGTGAGCCATTATGGGTTGCCCTATACTTACAAAAAATTTAAAAGTTACACCCACTGCTACTGCTATAAAAATAATAACTGCTATTGTTGTAAAACCAATTTTAACCATTTCCTCTATCTCCTGTCTTTTTTTTAATCTTCTAGCTTTTTCTTCTTTAATTGCTCGTTTTTTAGCATCTATGCGTTTTTTTCGTTCTGCAAGAATAAACTCCCAGGTACCCGGCCCGAAGCGGAGATTTACAAGATTTTTTAACTCCATTAATTGCTCTCTAGCCAGCTTAGCCTCAATAATCTCGCGTGCAACATTTTCAGTTGCAAAATGGTCAACATTTGCTTTATCTCTTGCTTTAATGACCTGTTGCTCACCCATCATAGCTTTATCAATGTGACCCATTATATCGCCAATGTCATTACAGGTTTGTATTTGTTCTTTTACAAAATTGACACTTTGTTTAACTAATTTTATGCCTGAGAGTACGGCGGCTCCAGCTGTAACAGGATCAACCATTTTGACGCTCAATAAACCTATCTAGCTTTTCTTCTAATCTGCGAAGTTGTTCTAGTATTTGAGCAGTCTGTGACTGTGCATCATCACGAGGCAGGTACTCTTCCCTGGTTTTATTGAGTAATATTTGTAGTCTTTTAACTTCAGAAAACATTTTACTAAATGCCCAACCGAATGCTGATATAAGCACTGTGAGTAAAATATTCCAAAGCATCATGTTATCCACGTTATGTTCCTCTAATTTCTAATAACTCTCCTATATCATCGTCTGGAAATAAAGCTTTGTAAACCCCCTGCCGATTAATTTTTGGATCAAACATAGCTGTTTGCATAGAGGATTGTGGTTGATTTTGTGCTACTTTTGTAATTGGTTCAACATCTTGTTGCGTCTCTTTCTGCATTTCAGTATCTATTGCATTATCAAAATTCATTTGATCTATTTCATCAGCGTTTTGTATATCTATATTTTTTGCACTAGCTACATTAGTGCCTTTAAGTATCTCATCATATTTAGCTTTGTCTTCAGCGTTGGCATTTTGATAGAGATAAACATCAGGAAACATTCTTTTCAAATTTGCTTCTGGTAGATATTTTGTTCTAAAAGTAGTGTCAGGAATTTTAGTTTTTTTACTATTTAAATAATCCATTAGTTGTTGTGCTGATATTTTATCTACATCAATTTTTACTTCATCATCTTCATCAGCAAAGTAATTTAAAAGAATACCTAGCGATCTTCTTTTTTTAGGAGATAAATATTTTCCAAAGGGTTGTGTTAAAGATATGAAAGGAAAGTCTTGTAGACCACCTTTTCCTAATTGTTGTAATCGCTCTTCTGGCGAATACAAATCTAATAAAGCTTTTCCGTATTTAGGATTTGATAGTAAACCACCAAAACCTCTTAATAACATAGGCATTATAACTAAACCAGCGATACCCATACCTACCATTGGTGCTCCCATAAATCCAGCTACAGCACCAGCACCTAAAGTTATACCTGTTAATTGAATTCTTCTATTAGCATATTTTGATGAATCACCAATAGCTTGAGAATAGTATCGGTCTACTACATTTAAAAAGTTATTTAAATTAGAAACTACTTCCTCACCTTTCTTACCACCACCAAATATTTTTGCTAATCTTTGTTCACCATAAGGATTAACATTTCCATTTCTATCTATTAAACCAAGATTTTGTTTTACTTGATCAACTCCTTTAAATGAACCTAACTCCGCGGGATCTAATTGTTTTATAATCTCATCTCCCTTAAGTACACCTACATTACCCTCTAAACTTTTTTGCCCTTTCAAAGCTCTTTGACTCAACAAATCTTCCGTGCCTGTTTTTTGTAATATCTCATCAGCAAAAACAGTTCTCAACATACCTTGATCCTGTAGTTGTTTTAACTGTGAAAGGCTTATAGCTGAACCTTCTTTTGGCTGATAATCAAAGGCTCTGTAAAAAGCATCATACATAAAACGTGAACCAAGTCTATCCATAAAAGCTCTTCCTGTTTTTTGAGCTACTCCTTTATCTGTAGCACCAACTAAAAATGCTAATTCATCTATAGCCTCAATAGAACCATCTTTAAGTATCGCTGTAATTGTTTTGTCAAACATAGTTGAAGGGTAAAAATCTTTACCTTTAGCAGTTCCTGGGATACCTAATGTAGATTTAGCAGTAAATAAGTAGTCACCAAACTTCTGCAATTCTTTAGCTGTCATACTGTTAAATGGATCTGTCAAAGCTGAGAAAGAATGAAACTGAGCTCTAAGATTATCTCCAAACATTTTTAATTTTTCAGTTTTTTCTTTTAATTCTTTTCTACCTAAACCTGCAAACGATGGACTGTCTTTTATTATATTAGCTTGTATTCCAGCATCTCCAACACTAGCAAAATCTTTATCCATAGCTAATCGCATATCCGTTGCGGCTTTTAATATTTTTTTGCTATTAGGAGAGTTTCTTACAGCCTCATTGAGTTGTTCTTTTAAACCCATATATTGTAAAGGTGTTAAAAAATCTTTGTCTGTAAAAACACCTGCGTCTGCAAACTTTAGTAATAAAGCGTTTGTAGGTGTCATATTAAATTGACTTTTTTTCAATACTTCATCATCTGCTAAATTTAATTTTGAAATTTGAAATAAATCCATATTTTCTTGTAGGTTTGTAGCTGCTGCTCTTAAGTTACTTACTGGTATCATTTCAGGATTACCAAATAATTCAGCTTCATTTTTTAAAGTTTTAAAACCTTCATCTATCATATTTTGAAATTGTCTGTAGTTATTGTTTAATACATCCATAGCTTGATACCCTAAAACTTGTGATGTTGTAATTGGAGATAAATTTTGTGCAAATTTGTACATACCAGATACAAGAGCTTTTTCAGATTCTATTCTATCTTTTTTAGCTTGTTTTGCAACACCTGGAAAAATACCAATGGTCGTATAAAAGTCTTTTGTTTGTCCTCCAGCTACACCCTTTCCTCTTTCTGACAATTGTCCTATATTTAGGTTGACACCATATTCAATAGCTGCATCACCAATCTCTTTTGCATTTGTGTTTTTTCCTGTACCAGTCAAACCTTTAGCAAAAGCTTTAGCTAATACTGATGCAGATTGAATTAATGCTGAGGCACCTCCAGCAAATGTAAGCGAAAGTCTTGCTGCATCTATAGCGTGTATCGTGCTTCTTGTTAAAGGGTCTTGCTGATCTATTTCTTTTTCAGACAAGTCTGCTAAGTCATAAGTTGCTTGAGCTGCGAAATCTTTATCAAAATTATTTACAACATCAAAAGCTAAAGAACCACCAGCTGCACCTAAACTACCTGCTGCTACTGATTTTAATTCTGTTTTTGCTACTTGTGTCAAACCCAATTTACTTGCATCAATAGTTTTATTAGCAGCATTTTCTAGCACTCCTACTGTTCTTGCAAATAATCTTCCTGGCAAACCAAATCTTTTAACCAAAGGTGCCTTCTCTAAAAATTTACTTAACTTTGCTACTGTGGGAGAGAAGCCAGCTCTGTAATTAGGAGCAAAAGTTTGTTTACCACCTGACTGCACAAAAGCATCTATCAATTTTTGTCTGTCTACAGCGTACATAGAAAAAGAACCAACTACATCAGCAAGTGTTTCATAACTACCTCTGGTAGTAAGAACCTCACCTAATCCTGGTAAATTTACACCGGGCACAGTTTCTTCTGCTGTTTCTATTTTAGAAGCTAATTCAGACTTACCTCTTTGTCTATACCTTATAAGATCATTAACACCATCAAATCCTGTAAGCACTCCACTTTTAAAACCTTTATCTAAAGCTTGTAGTTGCTCTTGATTTAAAGTATCTGTATCCAAAGCATTATTATTTATCTGCTCTTGTATTTCTTTTATCTTGCTCATTTAAATGCTTCCTCTATACTTTTTTGTGCATCTAAGGCAAAAGTTTGTGTCTGAGATAAATCTTGATCTGTAGCAAAAGTTTTACCCATTTGTGTTAGCCCTTGTATGATGTAAGGATTATTAGGAAACATTTTTGCCAAAGCTCTAGGATCACCTCCAACTCTCATATATTCTCTTGATACACCTTGCATAATGTCTAGTGTTTCATTGTAGATTTGACCATAGTTTTTTCTAATAATGTCTTTAGAGCCAATAGTTTTGATAATTGTAGTTCTTTTACCTGATTGTTTTAAATCCTCATTAGAAATCCTGTCTCTTGTTTTATTCATACGTGCGAGTAAATATCTTGCTCTTGACTCGATAATAAGCATAGTAGATAAAGCTTTGATCTCTTCGTCTGAAGCATTTCTGCCAGCCGTTCTTCTTAGATAATTCATATCCTTAGACCTTTCAACTGCTTTATCATAATTCTTTTTGTATTCATTAAAAACTTCTTCTTTCATTTCATTGGCAGTTCCTGCACCTCTAACGTTTGCTAAAAAATCTGCGTGAGAGGCATCACTAACATCAAATATAGTGTTGGCTTCTGGATTGCTTGTAAAAAAATCAGACACAGTTTTATATGCTGAACCTAAAACAGGTCCTGCTACAGGAATATCCTCAGCTGTTGATTGAATTATTTGATTTAGTAATTTTAATGAACCAGATAAACCGATTACTTTACCACCAGTAGCTTTATCTGTTTGTGCAAATAAAGTAGCTAATTTAGTCAACTGATTAGCAGCTGTCATTCTATCTTTCAAATCAGCTTGTCTTCCTAAATCATACTGCCCTTCTTCAAATTGAGCTGGATCAAAGTCTGTTGGTATGGGTTTAAGTTGACCTCCCACTTCAATAAATTTTAAATTAGCATTTTCTTTATTTCTATATATTTTTAACAAGGATTCACCAGCCCAAGTAGGTTGTAAACCTAACTGTGGGTTTGCCCTTATATAATCATTAGATACAATTCTGTATTCTGGTTTACCAACATTATATAATTTAGATGCAAATGTGTTTTTAGCTTTTATATTTGCAACATCTAATGCATTTTGAGCTTTCATTCTTGCAACATAAATACTACTCGCTCTTCGTAGCTGTTCATCTATTGTTTTTGCTTCTGTTTGTAATTCAGAATTAATAATACCTATCTGTTGTGTAAAGACATCTTTCATCCCTTTATTGTATTCTTGATCTAAATTTTGTATAAAGCTCATATAGCTATCTGCTAAAGCTTTTGACTTTGCTTTTTCGTGCATATCTATAGCCATTATGTCTTGTGCTAAGCCCTCAGTTGACTGACCAAGCACATCTAAAAACCCACTAAACCCAGTTTGAGAAGTCTTACCAGACATCATACGACTTGCCCATTTTAACAAAGCATAATTTCTATAATTATTTCCTGTATCACCTGTCATATCTTGATACATTTTTTTGTATTGCTCAAAAGTTTTTCTTTTTTCTTTATCTCTTGCTTCTATTTTTGATTCATAGTTTTCTACTGCTTTAGTTGCTTTGTCAAAATCAATTTTTGTTTGTGTAAGTAGTACAGACAAATCACCTGAGTTCAATGCACCAATTAAATCTGTTGCACCAGCATTGTTTATATTACCAGTAGGATTAGATCCATCAGAAATCATACCTTTAGCATTGTAACTACTATACCTAGCATCTGCAATATCTTGATCCTCTTTTGCTACTGGTCCTTGCCCACCTGATTTTACTTCTTTATATAAAGCAGGGTCTTCTTTGTCAACCACCTCAAGATTACCCTCTTGGTTAACGTTAACAATAGGTTGTTTATCATCTTGTATCTCTTCATTAACTTGATTATTTACCTGCATTGTTTTGTTAATTTTTTCATTGGTCACTTTGTTGGCCTCATCTACAGCTGATACTATGTCTGTTTGATTTACATCATCATCAAGAAAAGGAACCTCTAAACCTAATTCGCTTGCAGTCAAAGGTCTTCCTAATATTTTTGCTTTCTCTGCATTTTTTTGTTTTGTTGTTAAGTTTTGATTAGCATCTATTTTTGAAATTTGGTCTTGTTGATCTTCAGCAAAAAGCATACCTGGCGCCATTGTCAGTGCACCTATACCTAACGCAGACTTGATAGGGTTTTTCCTCAAAATTCTAGGTGTTATTCTTATAGCTTCTTTTGCTAACCTTCCTCTAGGTTTTACCATTTGAGCTCCTTGTGCCATAAACGGATAGGCTATACCTGCTGTACCAAAATCTTCTATAGCCTGCTCGTAATCACCTTGCATAAAGTTCACAGCACCACTACCTGCATAGTATGGTGTTGCACCAAGTTCTAAAGCTCCAAGACCTTTTTTACCCATTCTATACAATCTATTATCTTTTAAAATATTTGGTGTTATTTGAGATATTTGACCAGCAACATTAGAAGCACCAGATTTGATCTTACTTGCTACGGGAGCAACAGCACGCCCAAACCCAGATCGCATAGCACCAGCTCCTAGTCCAGTTAAATAAGGCAAACCAAGAGCTCCTATAGTTTGAAAACCCCCAAAGTAATGCTTAGGTACTTTTTTATGTTTTACTTGTGCTTTATGCCTAAATAACTTTCTATTTAATACGTTACCCATTAT